TAAATTATATAAAGTATAAGCATATTAAGCGCTTTTATTGATTGTAATATAAATTTCTTAACATAAGTTATATAGTATAGTGCTTGTAAATGCTTATATTTATTATAAATGATTAGTAATAATTACAAAATATATGTGGATATGGATGGTGTGCTTAGCGATTGGGAAGCACAATTCAAACGTTATAGTGGTGGAATACCGGTAGATACTTATGATAGTTTATATGGCAAGAAAAATAGATATAAACTAGTAAATAAAAATAGTCCTGGTTATTATGCTAATATGCCATGGATGAAAGATGGTAAATTGCTTTATAACTTTATTGATGGTTTTCCTGATGTGGAAATATTGAGTCATGCACCTGATAACAAATCAAAAATAGGCAAAGAACAATGGTTAGCTAATAAAAATATTAAATTTAAAGCAAATCTAGTATCTAATAGGCAAGATAAAGCTAAATATGCTACTTCAAATAGCGTATTGATAGATGACCGTGAAGATGTTGTAAATGATTTTATTAATGCTGGTGGTAAAGCTATTCTTCATATCAATTCTATAAACACTATTAATCAATTAAAAGAATTGACGGGTATTAAAGAAAAACATAGAATATATAATAGTATACTAAATCCTACTATATGGTCTACAGAAAATAATTTAAGAACAGAAGTACTTAATGCTTTAATAAATGTTGCTGAAACTTTTTACGAAGATAGTGAATTGAACGTTCCTCTTGAAGATGTTTACTTTCTTGGCAGTACAGCTGGATACAATTGGACGCCCACAAGCGATATAGATTTACATTTGGTGGTAGACTTTAGTAAGATTGGTACCAATCAAGAGTTAGTAAAGAATTATGTTGACGGCTTAAAAAATAAGTGGAATCAATCACATGATATAAAGATAGGCAATCATCCGGTTGAAGTTTATATTCAAGATATTAAAGAATTAAACAAAAGCCAATCGGTATATAGCTTGATGAAAAATCATTGGATTAAAAAACCAAAACATGAAGATATTTATATTGATAAAGATACCATAAAAAAGAAATACAAACAACTGACACACTCAATAGATAGAGCTATATCAGACGCTGATATAGAGAAAATAAAGAAGTTGATTAAACGTGTATATGATATACGACAATCTGGATTAGATAAAAGCGGAGAATACAGTACCGAGAATTTAGTGTTTAAACTTTTAAGATCAACCGGATATATAAATAAACTGAGAGACACAATCACTCAACTAACAGATAAAGAATTATCTAAAATATAAAAAACTTTGTATAAAATCAAATTTTATAATATTTATATCTAGAACATAATAAGGTAAAAATATGGCAGAACTACTAAATCCAAACGAAATATTTGCAACCGCATTCGAACCAAAAATCAAGAACAGATTTATACTGTACGTCGACGGAATTCCATCTTTCATCATCAAGAAAACTGATCGACCAAAACTAAGTCAAACCGCTAAAGAACTTGATCACATCAATATTCGTACCTTCTATAAAGGTAAAAGCATTTGGCAAGCAATCACTATGGAACTGTATGATCCAATCGTACCAAGTGGTGCACAAGCTGTAATGGAATGGGTGCGTTTACACCACGAATCTGTTACAGGTCGTGATGGTTATCAAGATTTCTACAAGAAAGATTTGACCGTAAATGTTCTCGGTCCTGTAGGCGACAAGGTAGAAGAATGGAGTCTACGTGGATGCTTTATTACCGAGGCCAGTTTTGGTGATATGGATTGGAGTGACGATGGTAGTGCATTAACAATATCGTTGACCGTGCAGATGGACTACGCAATCTTACAATATTAATATCAATATAACCTTATTAAAAAGAACCCCGGTGGAAACGTCGGGGTTTTTCTATTTATTATTATATGAATCTAGGCAAGAAACTATTTGTAATTTATCCAGGCAGATTTCATCCCTGGCATAAAGGGCACAAAGGCGTATTTGATTATTTAAGTACAAAATACGGTGGTAACGAAGTATATATAACAACTACCGATAAAGTAGAGCTACCAAAGTCGCCATTTACGTTCGACGAAAAAGCTAAGATGATGGTTTTAACCGGTATACCGTTAAATAAAATAATAAAAGTAGTACAAAATTATAATGTACAAAATTTAGTGGGTAAAATTCCAATTGATATCAATAGAGACAGTATCATATTTGTTGTAAGTGAAAAAGATATGGCGGAAGATCCAAGATTTAGTAAATTTACTAAAAAGGATGGATCTCCAACTTATTTACAACCAATTCCTAAAAATTTAACCAAGTTACAACCAGCTATAACTCATGGATATATTGATACAGTACCCACAACAGATTTTACAGTATTGGGTATGCCAGCTAGAAGTGCTAGTCAATTAAGAACACAATATACAAATTTGACTTCTCAAAACAGAAAAGAGTTTATTAAAGATTTATTTGGTAAGTATGATGACGGGGTATTTAATATTATGAACACAAAATTAGGTAATTCAGCTCAACCGATATCAGAAAACCAAAAGAATATATTAAAACGATTGATTCGTGGAGTTTTAAAAGAAGATGAATCTAAGGTTAAAAACATGAAGAAGTTAGCTGATATGGCTTTGCAAAAACAAAGACAGGCAGAATTAGACGATGCAAATGAAAAATTAGATTCAGCCGAAGCACAACAAGACGTGGCTACATCTGATGAAGATAAAAAGAAATCTGATGATGCTGTTAAAAGAGCTAAGGATATTGTTAAAAAAGCTGACATGATGCTTCAAGCGGCTAAACATCAAGTACAATCAAGTTAAATATAATAACAAAAAAGTTATAACAAGTTCTATATATTATAAGTTATGAACGACGAAATTTTAATTACACGTAGTAATCAATCCAAAGAAGTTACACAACCAACATATCCTACAGAACGTATAGATTTACCAAGCAAAGGTTATTTCTATAGTGAAAGTGATCCATTAAGTACGGGATATGTTGATATGAAGATGATGACCGCTAAAGAAGAAGATATTCTCACCAGTCAAAATCTTATCAAAAAAGGCGTGGTATTGGATAAACTATTAGAAAGTTTGATAGTAACACCAGGCGTAAATATTGAAAGTTTATTATTGTGTGACAAAAACGCTTTGTTTGTAGCTGCTAGACGATTGGCATATGGTGATAGTTATGGACCTGTACAAGTTAGATGTCAAAAGTGTTATGAAGAATCTAAACAAGTTGTAAATTTAGGCGAGTTACGTGAAAAACCATACGAGTTTGAAAAGGTACAAAAAGGACATAATAATTTTCAGTTTGTATTACCTTATTCTAAAAAAACAGTTGTATTCAAACTATTGAGTTCAAAAGATGAAACCGATATTGATAATGAATTGAAAGCAACTGCTAAGTTTGTAAAGTCAGGTGGTAGTACTGAAATTACTACCCGTTTGAAAAAGATGATAGTTTCTATTGATGATAAATCGGATAGAGCTACCATTAATAAATTTGTTGATAATGAACTTTTATCAAAAGACAGTATGGCTTTGAGATCTTACGCTAGACAAATTTCACCTGAATTAGACATGTCTTTCAATTTCACTTGTGCAAATTGCAGTCATGAAGAAAGGATGGATGTACCGATGACGGTACAGTTTTTTTGGCCTGAGTCCTGAGTATAGATTGCATCTTCACGAACAAATATTTCAGTTAAGTTATTTCTCTAATGGAGCTATAAACGTAATTATAGCTTATAATCTGCCTGTATATCTACGCAACTTTTATTATAAACAACTTGTTAAATTCAAAGAACAAGAAAACAAATCATATGATAAAAGTTCATCTCCTCCGACAAAAACAAAAATAGATAAACCATTTTAAAATATAATATATCTATATTTATATTATATAATTTATGGCAGATAAATTAACATCATCTGATTTAGATTCAATGAAAAAATCGTTGGATCTTATGACCGATTTGTCTAAAAATTTACGTAGTGAGTTTATTAAAATAAAGAACACAACTGACGTTTTAAGTCAGGATTTCAAGGACATTGTAAAATCCGCGACGGATAATAAAAATATAGCGGAAAGATATCTAATAACACAGAAAGTAATTGCTGTTTATTCTGAAAAAATTAACGAATTAAAATCCAAATCGGGATATTTAGACAAAGTTTCTCTGCAGTTTAAAAAGAACGAAGTACTTTTACAAAATCAAATCGTTAAACAAAATATTAATCTACTTACAGATCAGATAAACAAAGGTAAAATAGACGCGGCCGAAGGACTCAAACGAATTGAATCGTTAAAAATGCAAAGAATTGAACGATTGGGAGAACTGAATGTTTTAGAACGATTAAACGGTAAGAACAATAAAACTCTTGACAACTTATACAAACAACGTGAATCCTCGGAAGAAATTATAAATAATATTGAATTAATCAGTGAAAATGAAAGCATAAGAAACAAACTTTTAGGAATAGGTAAAAAAATATTAGGCGATATGGGTACGCTCGGTTCAGCGATCACAAAATCGTTTGACGTGGAAAAATTAAATAAATGGAAAGTTGCCCTAGAACTCGTGACGCTTATTTTAGAAAAGGGTTACGAAAATTTCAAATCATTCGATAAAACTGCAGTTTCGGTAAGATCTAATTTAGGCGTTCTTCCTGGTCAAGCAAATAAACTTGAATCATTAATTAAAGAAGTCGGCATCGATTCCATGCATTTGGGTGCAACGTTTGAAGATATAGGTAAATCTATAACGGCAATTGCTGGTGAGTTTAATTCTCTTGTTGCACAAGATAAAGAATTGTTAAAAACAACAACTGCTTTAGCAAAACAGTTTGGAATTGCAGAAGGAACTAGTGTCAAGTTCTTGAAAACACTTGGTGGTATATCGGGCAGTTCTACATCTTCACAGAGATCAATGGCAGGATTTGCACAAAAAATAGCACAAGCTGCGGGCGTACCTCTGGGAAAAATAATGGAAGATATTGCAAATGCAAGTGATGATGTTAGAATATATGTTGGTAGTTCTGCTGTTTCTATGATAAAAGCTGCCGCTGCGGCAAGAATGATGGGTATTGATTTAAATAAAGCGGCTTCAAGTGCAGAAAAACTTCTTCAATTTGAAACTAGTATAAATGCGGAATTAAAAGCGAGTGCTTTACTAGGTCAAAATATTAATTTTAATTATGCTCGACAGTTGTCATTTAACAAAAATATAATTGGAGCTAATCAAGAAATATTAAAAATTGCAAAACAAGTTAATTTCAATCAACTAAATCCAATTCAACAAAAAGCATTTGCCGATGCAGCGGGTAAGAGTGTAGGTGAATTACAAGATATGTTGACACAAGAGAAGAATATACAACTTGTCAGAGACGGTACTAACGAAAAAGCAAAGAAAGCTTTGGCAGATTACGAACGATTAATGCAATTGAAAGAAGAAGAAGCAAAAAATATAGGTAAAGTCGCAGAACAGGAAATTTTGAGAAAAGCTAATCAAGAAAAATTAGCACAAATACAAAATAAATTTAACCAACTCATGAGTGAGTTATCTGAACCTGTTATGGAAATTACGGGATATCTACTAGATATAGCAATCGGCATAATGCCTCTTGTTACAAATGTTGTCAAATCGGGAATATTTATGTTTAAAGGATTATCCGTAATAGTTGGTTTTGTATCAACCAAGCTTGGAGAATGGATAACAAAAATTTCGGCGTTTGTTGGTCCACTAAGTCGTTCAAGTAAAATTTTGTTAAGCATTGGAAAGTTTATACTTCCAATTATCACAGCTTTCGGAAAATGGTTAACTCCGATTGGATGGGTAATAACAGCTTTTATGGGACTTAAAAGCTTAATGGATGGTTTCAAAAAATATTGGGATGAAAGTGCCGATTGGCCATCAAAAATGTGGACTGGATTAAAATTATTAGCAAAAGCTATAATTGAAGCATTTTTACCATTTGAAGATGTACGTAAATATTTAGACAAATGGTTTTTCGGAAAATCTCCATCAATGGCCGGAAAATTAATAATGAAAGGATTTTCTTCAATAGGTCCTGAATTACACGATTCTTTAACAAGACCGATGGAGAGTGCTTATAAAGATATTGAAGACATGTCTCCACCTGGAATAAACGTAGAAAATACTACTACAAACAAACTTGTTGAAAAATCGGATAACGAATTGATATCTGCTATTAATACAAGTAACCAACAATTAATTGCAAAAATGGACCAGTTAATAAATTTGATGGCAAATGGTGGTATTGCTGTAAACATGGATGGTCAACGTGTACAAAATGCTTTATCAAGAGTTAACTATAGATCAGGTGGATTTGGTCAATCAACAACATTAGCTTAATACTATTTATAATAAATGGCAAATAGTCAAACATACGTAGATGGATTTACACCAACCGGCACACAGTTAACCACATTATCTGATATTCAAGGATCTGGCTTGAGATTACCCGCGCCTACGGCAAATTATATTAACATACGTTCTCCAGGCAAAATAGAAACGTTATTTAACGCACAAGGCAATTCAAATACCTTATATACAACAAATAAACCTCAAGATTTATACCTAAAAGGACCATTTGCCAGTCAAATGTTCGTATATAAAAGTATAGAGGAAGGTCAACGAAATAAACTTACAACAGTATTTCAAGCATCACGTCAAGATACAACTAGAGTAACTAAATTCTTAGGATCCGCTGCGGGAACACGTTTTATACTAAAACAACTCACACTTCAAGGTTTTCAACCACACGATGAAACTAAAGTATACAATCCAGCTTCGCCTATTATAGCGGCTTTAAGATTGGCGTCGCTTGGCTCAATTGATAGACCGACTCGTCACTTGGATACGAGTAATATAGTTGGTGGATTGTTAGGGGCTAGCGGCCTGGGCAGTGTCGTAAGAACCGTAGGAGGACTATTTGGGGGTGGTGGACCATCTATACCAGCACCTCCTAGAAGTAGCGTTGCAAGTGAAGCTAGTGGTGGATTAGGATTGTCTACATTTACTTCTTTACTTGGTGGAGCTGATCGATCTGATAGAGTTGTCGCTCCTTTAGCAAGGCCTGATGTAAGAGATTTATTGAGAGGACAAACTGCTACAAATGCTTACAACGCTACTCGTTACGGCAAGCTGGTAGCGAGTGGTGGTGGTAACTTTTTTACGAGATTGTTAGGCGGAGTAGGAAACTTTTTACAAAACAATACTTTGATCGGCGGCATTATACCTCCTAAACAACCGTGGAAAGCTAATTATCGTGCTGATGAACAGACTTATGATTTGTATTTGAACGCAGGAGGACTATTTGATACTTTTAATGTTACCCCAACAAAAAGTGGTGGTATTTTAAGTGGATTGAAGAAAACACTTGGTATAGGAACAACACAAAAATTTACAGGAGTAAGAACCAATCAAAGATTCTATCATGGAAGTACAAACCCTTCATCCATGCTTAGATCTGATAACTATATAAAAACATTTGGAGACCAATATCAACAGACCGCTGTTGGTGTAGTTACATTTCAAGGATCAACTAATTACAACAATGTTGAACAATTACAAAGTTCAGACTTCAGTCGGACTGCTAAAGATAGTTTTGGTAATCCAATTGTTGTAGATGGCAAGAGCACCAGTCAACTTAAATATACAGATGTAGTTAAAGCTGATAGAAATAATGGTACCAATCTAGAACAAAGCGATCAATTATTAAACTATAAAGTATTAATTGAAAACGTTGATAATTTACAAGACACGTTTAGCGATCAGACAAAAGTTCCTACAGACTTAATAATAAAAAATTTAGATAAAGCAATTGAAAATATAGTAGGAAACTCGGCAAATGATTTATATTCTATTAACTCTATAGGAAACAAAAACGCTAAACCACTTCAGTTTGCTAAATATGGAAACCAAAGTGAAGTTGGTATGAGTTATCTTGAAGATGTAAAAACCAAATATACTGACAAATTTACCGGATCTCCTGATAATTTAAATTTTCCAACCAGACTAGGAAAAAAATATGGAAAAGACAGATTTATACAACCCACAAATAATGTGGATTACGTAAACTCGTTGAATGTATTAAACCAAGAACAGTTTGATAAACAATACGGAAAAGATTCTGAATATGGTGGTTTTGGACCTGATATAATAAAATTTTATTTTTATGATATTATTAATCAAAAATATATACCATTTAGTGCTACTATAAAAGGCATTCAAGACAGTAATACGGCTGAATGGGAAACAATTGAATATTTAGGAAGACCTGATAAACTTTACTATTACAAAGGATTTACGAGAGAAGTGGGGTTCAGTTTTACAGTTAACGCACATAGTATTAAAGAACTGTTACCGATGTGGTCAAGAATAAATTATCTAATAGGATTGACACGACCTGCTAATTACACACTTGGTGACGTTGGTGGATACGTAGTTCCGCCGATGGTTCAATTAACTCTCGGAGATTTTTACAAGAACCATTTTGTACTAATAAGAACGTGTAATATTACTATACCAGACGACGCAACTTGGGAAACCATACCAGAAAACATGACATCTCCAAATGACACGTGGAGTTGGGGATCCAACAGAGCTTACAAATGGGACAGTAATAAAAATTTATTAAATTCGAGAAATGACAAGAGTTCTTCGGAAGGACGATTCGCTCAATTTCCTAGAACAGCCGAAATAAATTTACAAATGAATGTTCTAGAAAAAGATAAGCCAAAAACAGGTAGAGCTGTTTGGGGAGATGCTCCGATCCGTGAAAATGAATCGTTTTTTGAAACTGTTAAAGGCGACACATTTAGTGAAAATGTACGATTTCCAATAGGAACACAATTGAATTATACTTCATAAACAACAACCGACGCAAATATACACAAATACGTTTAATATGAGATATCAATTTACACCAGTTCAAAAACGATGGGACGGTAAAAATACATACAAAACTACGTATTATCCCATCATACCAGAATCGCCTGACGATTTTTATATTACTGTAAGTGAAGTTGATTATCTCGACAGTTTGGCTAAAAAATATTATGGCGATGAAAGTTTATGGTGGATCATTGCTAGAGCAAATAATTTAACTGGATATAAATTATCTGTCAATAACAATAAACAACTACGTATACCTGCTAACACATCTATCATATTTAATAATTTAAAAAATATAAATTGACCGTATGGCACAAAATCAAGAAATATCTAATACGGCCCCATTGTGGTGGGAGTTGCAAAACATTCCGACGCAAGTTGTGAGAGAGTTGAGAAGACGTAGCAATTCTCAAAACATAGGATTGAGTGTTCCGTCTCCCTACATACCAACTTCAACATTTAATTTTGAATCCAACTATAACTCGTATAAGGGTCCGATGACTCCGTGGGTTAGAGTGTTTAGTAACAGTACAGGAAAATCCATAAACGGAATGGTACCACATAGTTCTTATTTAGACAGATATTATGTACCGGTTGATTATGATGGATTTATTTTAAAAGGAGGTGACGGTTTTTACGATGCTTTTGGATATGATTCAAAAATAGGTTTTAATCAAACAAATGCTATAATTGGTTACCAAGCCGATGGAAAACCTCATTTCATAGACGGATTATATCGTACACAACTAAACTATACAACGAGAACTGAAGGATATTTTCCACAAAATAATCAAACTCCATCGGTGTTACCGCCTCCTGGAATAACTCAGGTTACTGTTAAACAAAGCAAAGAATTTTTAACATACGCTACTATTAACTTTAAATGTTATGGGTTAGCACAACTAGAGTATTTAACTCCGTTTTTTCTGACTGCTGGAATAAATGTTTTTGTTGAGTTTGGATGGAACTTATTTAATCAAAAATCAATACTAAATTTAGCAGATGAAAAGGAATGTTGGGAAATTATAGAAAAACCACAAACGGCTCTAGACAGAGCTAATGCATCAAATGGTAATTATGGATGTGTAAGTGGAATTGTAACCAAATATTCATTTGTTACGGTTGATGGATATACATATGATTGCACTACTGAACTTATTTCTAGACAAGGATTGTTCGCCGGTATGCGAACGGATACAAATGCTAAAATATCTGTAGGAGACAAAGACGGTGATAAAAATGATAAAGAATTCTTAGATTTAAGAACATTTTTTAAACTTTATTTGCCATCAATAAATCAAGTATTGATGGAAAATCAAAATGAACCAAAAGCTAATTTTTTGAATTATATTATAGATAAAATAGATTCTATAAAACCTGATAAGTCACAAAAAGACGCCGACGCAAACGCGCAACAATCGGAGAAAAGTATAAGAACTGTTATTGAAACCGTTAAAAATTACAATAAAACCTTTTATGATGGTAAACCCGAAGATAGAGTTTTTATTGGCAGATTGGAAGAAGTTTACAAAAAGAAAAATTCCGTGAGTTCCGGACCTGTTATTAGTTATAGAAATATTAAACCGTTTTCAAAAGCACCGACATTAAGCCAGCTTTCTGACATTGATGTTAAAACTGATTTTGACGGTAAAGACGGCGCAAAAGAGGTTTGGATGCAATTAGATTTTGTGTTTGAATTGGTAAATCTGTTTATGTCAAATAGAAATACAAACCAATTTTTAATTGATATAAAAGATGTTATAGTAAATGCTCACCCAAACTTAATATCATGTGATAAAAATGTATTAATACCAAATCCGGTTGCGCCTAAAGTAAATAAAGGTACGGTTTATAAAAAAGGATCTCCAAACAGTGGTTATATTAAAACTAAAGATACTTATGAAGATTTAACAATGTCAGATACAAGAGCTGTAACGGATTTTTTAAGCATAACACAGTTACAAAATTTTGATGTAGATCCGTTTATTTCACAATTACAAGATATAACGGTTGAAAGAAATATAGAATTGGAAAATAAATATAAAAAAGCTAAAGATGAAAACGAGTTAAAAGAATTTTACAAAAGATTAACTGTAGAAGAAAGTTATTATTTGGCGTGTGAATCTGCTAGAAAAGCTTTTAAAACCGCCGGCCGTGTAAGAGACAATCTGGATATCGTTATTAATTATTTATATTATAATAGTATAAATAAAAACGCAGAGTCTATAGCAGCTTTTCCTTTTGCAAAAGAAACAAATGGTTACAAACAATACTATTATGGATACTTAAAACACATTTATATCAGTAAAACAAAATTAATAGAAATTGTAAAATCCGAAGAAACAAAGGGATACAAACAGTTTATAACAGCTATATTAAATACACTAAATTCGTCAACTGAAAATTTTTGGAAGTTTGAAATTGTTGAAGGACAAGACAAAGATGGAAAGTCGACGGTGTCAATTATAGATAAAAATACGTCAAATTTGGATGCTTTAAAACAGATTTATACATTTGAATTGGGTAGTACAAATAATGTTGTACGAAGTATAGATTTCAATGTTAATTTAACAAATGAACAGGCTATAAACGTTTTGTTTGGAGGTCAAAATTCCGCTGTAGCTGGATTGAAAGACAAATATACATCTTCTATAAAAAATGCACAATCTGTTGGTGATGTTGAGGGTACATTGACCGATTTAAGCAAAGTGCCATTTTTGAAATTTGTTGATAGAATGGATCGTTATCAACTAACCTTATTAGCTGAAAAACAAAAAGAACAATTAAAATCTTCACCTACATCTTCAACTGTACCTGGTACAACATCTGGTATAGAAAACGATAATAGTATGATTGAGTCTATACAAAAATATGGTCCGCAAGAATCAAATGGAATACTGTGTATGACTTTTAAACAAGTTTCGTCTGTATATGAAAACGACATAAAAATAATACAGAACGTTATAGGAACAGGCCGCGCGGACGCGTCTATTCGTGGACCGGCGCTTAAAAGATTAGATAATGTTCCTAAAAACTATAAATATTTGTGTCTGCCAAATGAACTTAGAGGTAAATTATTACAAATGTTAGACGACGGTGATTATAGACATAATGCAGCAAAATATAGCGGCGTAGCAGATAATTTTACCGTAATTATAAAACTTGATGGTATTTTTTCATTTAAAAATCTACAAGTATTTGCTATAAATAATTTACCAAAACCATATGTGCCTGGAAATGTAATATTTCAAGTATTAGAAGTTGATCACGTTTTGACCGCTGGAAAATGGGAAACGGTGGTCAACGCTTTGGTACGTTGTATCGGAGGCACAGACCTTGAATATGTTGTTATATGATAAAAGATACCCCCGATAATATTGCATCAATTGTAGGATTAAATTCGTATACATACACGAATCCTACCACATACACCCCCGTCATAAGTGAAAACGATTATGATTATGGATATATCAGCAGATTTTTCGTCGCAAAAATTAATTATTTTGATGTATACGAAACCAATAACAAAGATTTTAATTTGGCGAATGATTCTTTTTATAAAAAAATAAAGATTGATTGGAAGATTACTGGACCAGAATTCAATATATACAAAGGCAAGGTTTTAGAAACAACAGGAGTTGTTAATTATAACGTTTTACAAATCAAAGCAGCATCTTCGTATATACCAAACATCGGGGTTATTTTAAATAATCCAAAACAGTTTTGGAAAGGATAATAGTTGACTTTTATTTTACTATGTGTAGTATTAAGATGTGAAGTACACATCAAAAATTTACCTTAAATTAATAACCAGAGACAACAATTGTCACAGTAAAAGTGACAATATAATCGCGGCGTTTGTTTATGATTTTGGTACCCGACAAAAATATTACTATAATATAAGTCATCCGGACGTTGCAACGAATTCATCGCTTGACGAGATAAAGAATGAGTTAAAAAACAGTTCGTATTCGGTTTATGTAAAAAATAAAAAAACTTATAAGTATTACATTGATTGTAACTTATTTGACGTGAATCTTTTTAGTTTTATTAATAACAATCAAATATTAAATGACATTAGTTGTGAATGTAAAGATTTTTTGCAGAACAACTATCACAACATTAAAGATTATAACGTAATCGTTCCGTATGTGACACACCAGCGCTGTTTTGATGATGAAGTGGAACAAATCAAACATTTATCAAACGAAGACGTTGATACGTATTGTTACAAATTTTTCAACAACGTTATTACTGATACGTTATATGAAGTTGAAAAAAATGGACTAAAAATAGATTCCGACTTGTTTAAAACTCATTTTAAAGCCCGTACTTATGATGGATATGTTTATACAAGTTATAATATTTACAATCCCACGGGTAGACCCAGTAATTCATATGATGGCGTAAACTACGTAGCTTTAAAGAAAGATAATGGATGTAGATCCAGTTTTATATCCAGATATGGAATTTCTGGTTACTTATTGATGGTAGATTTTACAGGTTTTCATCCTTATATTGTTGCCAATTTAATTGATTATAAAGTACCTGAATCAGAGACGATATATGAGTATTTAGCCAAACAATATTACAACACCGATTCAATTTCGTCTGAACTGCTTAATAAGGCTAAAAAGTTGACATTGGTTAATTTATACGGTCAAATAAATGATGACTATATAAACATAGATTATTTTAAAAAAACAGAACAATTAAAAACTGAGTATTGGAACAAATTTCTTAAAAAAGGTTATGTTACAACACCTATTTATAAACGAAAAATAACAACTAAACACGTATCGGATCCAAATAAAAACAAATTATTTGCGTATATTATTCAAGCTGCGGAAACTGAATATGGTATGGATAGATTAAAGTCGTGTCTTAAATTTTCATCCGACAAACAAATAACTACTGTATTGTACAATTACGATGCTATATTATTTGACGTGGGGATAGTAGATGCAAATGATATACGTGATTTAGTTGATATAATAAAAAACAAAAAATTCAAAGTTAAGGTTTATAAAGGAAATAATTATAATGATTTGAAATTAGTGTCGTTGTAAATATATTTATATCTATATTTATAATAGATGAACTTTAAATCATTAATAAACGATATTTGTTGTGACGGTCGTATAAAGGGTGGATTCATAGATCTTAAAAACGCAGATCATGTTTTTGTGCTTCAAGAATATCTTGAAAAGAATGGTTACGACGTAAATGAAATAGTAGAAAAAACCGCTGACTTATTTGAAGCTGGTAGATTTCCTGAAAGACAGGCATATAACAAAGACGGTATATTGGTAACATTTCCAAACAAATCTTATAGAGATCGTGCAGTAAACAAAGGTACACATTTTGCTGAAAATCCAAAAAAAGCTGATACTAATATTTTTACAACTCCTCCGCCTGATGTATCTACTAATACCGAACCAAGTAAAAAAACAGTTTCTATAGACCAGGAATTAACTGGAGACGTCGAGGATACTCAACAAGACAAGAGAACCTCTCAAGAAAAAGAATTTGATGCTAACGACGTATTGTCTATGCTTATAGGACAATCACCACTCGTAAATTACAGTGTAGATGAAGCTAAACGATTTGGTTTTTATAAAAAAGGTTTTAAATGGTATAATTCTGAGGGTGAATATATTGGACAACAAATATACGATGAATCCGTTTCTAAAAAAGTAATTGTGTCGGATGCTATATCTCCCACCGTATATATGAAAAAAGCGGAAAAGATCAAAGATTTAATACATCCCGATCTTTTAAAAAAGCTTGATTTCTTAAAATCAGCAGATAAAACAAAACGAACTCAAATATTTGAAACAATTCCTATATTAACCGCTTTTGGTATTACAGAGTTTGAAAATCTCCAAACAGGAGGAGACTATATTGATTACGCAATAGGTTTTTTAAACGATTGGGGTAAGTTGAGATCAAAACTTGAAACGATACAAAATCCTAAAGCAAAAGAAGAAAACTTAAAAATATATGAGTTAGTAGACAAAGATTTAAAAAATATAGGAGGTGAAGGTGTAACTCTGGCGGAACTTGGTACCCCTAGCGATTTTATACACAAATCTATACGAACATTTTATGATGCAGCTAACGTATACAATAATAAATTTTTAAAAGGACAAAAAGAAACAAAAGAAAATACAGCTGATATCATTTTAATATATGGAGGAAAATCCAACGATGTTATAACTGCTTTGAAAAATGGTCAAATAGAAGACACGGATGTAGATTCAATGGCGAAAATTAAAGATAAAAATATAAAATTTGCTTTAATTAGTTTAAAGGCCGGTACTGCTCGTTTGGGACACGTATTAACACAATTGGCACAATATGTAGGTCAAACTCTGTCAGCACAGCCATCGTCTGAGAAATTGAACGAAGGTATAATTGACACAATTTCAAATAGCATAAAAACCGCTATAGATAAAATAAAAAATATTCCTGATATCGTTAAAAACTATTATGAATCTTTTATAAAATCTATAAATCCATTTACCAACAAAATACACAACTTCTTTTTTAAAGAACTCAACGTTGATGTAACTCAAATTGAATCTACTGCGTTTAAAAAACTAGAAAGTTTAGAAAATGAAATTGAAAAAGAAATAGGATCGCTAAATGAAGACGTTGAAAAATGTGATGATGCTCATGCGTTATATACAGGAACAATTGATAAAAATCTAAAATCGTTCAAAACTGTACTACAGTCTAATGTGGAAGATATATCACTTTTAAACAAAATAATAGAATTGTCAAACAATCAAATATTGATTGAATTTTTTCCTATCAGTATAGAAAAACTGGAAATGGAACAAATTAAAAATCTTAAAAAATCTATTGTATATACTATAGACCAAATACAAAAGGATTATAGTATTAACGACTGCTTAGAAAGAGATACACTAAGACCTATATTTAAATACAGAGCTAATGTTTTAGCTTTAAAATATATTGATCTCATAATGAATAATGTGCTTAAAGATGTCAATACATCTAATCCAAATCTAATACGAGACGAATTTATTAAACTTTCAAGCTTGTTATCATCTGAAGCTGTATTTGGTACAAATGTTAGTTTGCCTCTGATTAAATTTACCGGTAAAAAAATAGAAAAACTAAAATATAAGAGCAATTTTAAATTAGAACTACCTGAAAAGTATAAAGATATAAAATTGGGAAAGATTCGTATCAATGTAGTACCGGATGAGGGTTATTTAACTGTAAATTTATATTTGTTTATAGGTATCACAATGAAAGATGACATCGCGACACCTACATATGCCAACTATTTAATGGATAGTAGCAGTGGAAGCAAATTTACATTCAAAGTTGAAGGGCAGAAAGTAGTGGAAAAATTATGATAACACAAAAGCAATTGCTTTGTACATTTTCAAATAACGTTCAATATACAGAGACACTAAAAGAAATTAACAAACAGTACCATTTAATAGATGGTAAAATTTTTGTATTTGCTAACGAAAAAAATTTAAGAGAACTTTATTTAACATTTAACGTTGTAAAAAAAGAAGAAATTCGTAGATATAAAGGTACCATAAGCATACATCGTAAAAAACAAACAAATACGTTATACACATTAAACGCCATGAATCGTTTAATTGAAGATGAGAATAATGGTGTATTTGACAAAAATTTTCAATTAAATTGGAACAATTATAAAAATTCAATTATTTTAACAAATGAAATAGGAGTTAAAATTGTTTCATTAAAATTATTTTCTGTGTTTGATGTTTGATAGTTATTTATAACTTGATTTTGACATATACACGTTGTATGATCAAATCAAGTTGGTTATCTGAGTCGTGTGACTCAAAATAATTAACTAATTAAACAATTAAACAATTAAATAAATTATGGCATTAGATATTAGTAAGCTAAAGAGTCGTTTGAACTCTCTTTCAAACACAAATCAAAAATCCAACCTTATTTGGAAACCCAAGCCAGGCAAACAAGTCGTTCGTATTGTACCTTATAAGTACGTTCCTGAGAATCCCTTCATTGAGCTAAAGTTTCACTACAATCTCAATAACAAGACTTATCTATCTCCCGATAGTTTCGGTCGTCCAGATCCAATCGTTGAGTTTAGTAATCGTTTGAAGAAGACTGGTTCTAAGGAAGATTGGCAGATGGGTCGCAAGATGGAACCAAAGATGCGTACATTTGCGCCGGTAATCGTTCGTGGCGAAGAACATGAAGGTGTAAAGTTCTGGGGATTTGGTAAGCAAGTATATCAGGAACTTCTATCTATTATCAGCGATCCTGATTTTGGTGATATTACTGATCTAACCAGTGGTCGTGACATCGTTGTTGAATTCAAGA